AGTTCTGCAACCAGTTCTTGAAGGTAAGGGTGTTTATCTCAAGAAAGTCAACAAGTGGATTACTCCAAAAGAGGGTTTCAACGTGATGGCAACTGCCAACACTAAAGGTAAAGGTTCAGAGGATGGACGTTTCATTGGAACTAACATTCTTAACGAGGCTTTCCTAGAACGGTTTGCAATTACTATCGAACAACCATACCCTGCTGCATCAGTCGAGAAAAAGATTGTTCTTGGTTCGATGAAAAAGTATGGTGTTGTAGATGAGGACTTTGCAACTAATCTGGTCACTTGGTCTGAAGTTATTCGTAAGACCTTCTTTGATGGTGGTGTTGATGAGTTGATCTCAACTCGGCGACTAGACCACATTGCAAAATCGTTTTCGATTTTCAAGGACAAACAAAAGTCAATCGAACTTTGTGTGTCGAGGTTCGATCAAGACACTAAAGAATCCTTCTTGGATCTATACTCCAAGATTGATGCTGGTGTAAATCCTTTAGAGGAAAATACTCCAGAGGAAACATTAGAAGAAATGGTTGAAGAATCAAAATTCTAAAAAAAGTTAATGTAGGGGTTGTAATTTAGGATTACAATCCCTATATATAATAGGACAATGCCATTAAGGGTTGTCACGTTAGTCTTGCTTTTATAAGGAGAAAAAAAATGGTAAGAAACGCATTAAGTCTTATTGACAATTTTAATCAAATCACCCCCTATGCCGTGGGTTTTGAAAGACAGTTTAATCGTCTAAACGATTACTGGAATCATCAACAACAATCCACAGGCTTCCCCCCATACAATATTCAGAAAGTAACTGATTATGGATATGAAATTACTATGGCACTTGCTGGTTTTGATAAATCAGATATTGAAGTCGAGGTCGCACAAGGTGTGCTTACGATTCGTTCTGTAAAAGAAACAAGTGAAGAATCTGATGAGTGGACTATACACAAAGGTATCTCATATAGAAAGTTCAGCCGCAAGTTTACTTTAGCAGATGATGTTGTAGTTAATGGTGCAAAATTAGAAAATGGACTTCTAACTATTTCTCTGGAACAGATTATCCCAGAGGAAAAGAAACCAAAACTTATTGAAATTAAATAAAAAAAATACCAAAGAGGGGTTGACACATAACCCCTCTTTGTGGTATTATGGTCAGAATAACAAATCTATAGATAAGGAGCCTATATTATGGGAATCAAAGTTTTTGACTTGCCACCAGAAGGAATACAAGATGGTGCAGTAGCAAAGTTAGATGAAAATATGTCCACTACATCACAAGATGTAAAACCAGAGATCATTACTGAACAAGTGTCTCCAGAAGATCCAATCATTAAAAAAGTTAAAATGCCTGATGGTGTAACATACCCAGAGGGTTCTGAAGAATACGACAGAATTGTAAAAGAATACAAACTTGAAAAACCTGGCATCAAAGCTGCAATGAGAACTAAACTCGCAGTCCATATGATGAAGGTTGAAATTCCAGAACAAGTCATTGATGAACTAAATGACCATATTGATAATGTTAATATCCCAGCAAATGATGATTATTCAGATGGATTGGTCGGTCAGATCAATCGTGATAAAAAATCTGCACAACTAAGTTTTCCTCTTTTGGATGGTAGTGTTGGTGAACAATTCAAAAAGATTATTGATCAGTGTTGCAAAACATATATGCAACAAGGTTATGGTCAAGATGTGACTGCTGATGCATTTGAGGCTTGGACAGTTCATAGTTATGCTGGTGACTATAATCCATTGCATGATCATGGTTGTAGAACTGAAGCAGGACTTTCGATGATTATGTATCTAAAAGTTCCAGAGTGTATTCAGAAACAACCAGATCCATCAGAGTTAGGTGGTGGTGTAGATATCAATCACGCAAGTGGTGTTGTAGATGGATACACATATTTCAACTGGGGTCAGAACGTAATGAGAGATGTTGTTGCACTAAGACCTGTTACAGAAGAATATGTAAAGCCCGAAAAAGGAACTCTTATTATTTTCCCAAACTGGTTGAGACATTCAGTCAATCCATTCTTTGGTGAGGGTGAGAGAAGAACATTCTCTGCAAACGTAAACTTATTTAACAATCAGAACTTCAAGATAAATGGTAAAGCTTTTGGTGAAATGTCTGATGAAGAAAAAGAAGGAATCGTATCACAGTTTCGTGGTAGGAAAAAAGTAAACAAAGTAACTGGAGCAGAAATCAAAGAATGATAGATTACAAATATGATGAGGGTAAGACTTTGGCAGAGCTGAAGTCTTACATTGACCAAACATATGATCAACACTATAGTCAAAACAACTTTCAGGCTACAGAGTTTATTATTGATGGTGGTCATGGTGAAGGGTTTTGTATCGGTAACATACTCAAGTATGCACAACGATATGGAAAAAAGAACGGCAAGGATAGAAATGACTTGCTAAAAGTAATACATTATGGTATTATCGCATTATATGTAGATAAATTGGAGAAAACAAAAAATGAAACTAAGTAATCACACAACTTCAGTGCTGAAGAACTTTGCAACTATAAATCAAAATCTCGTAATCAAAGAGGGTAACGAGATGTCAACAATGTCTGCGATGAAAAACATCATTGCTCGTGCAACTGTAGAGGAGACTTTTCCAAAAGAGATTGCTATCTATGATTTGAATGAGTTCTTAGGAGCTCTATCATTGTTTGAGAATCCTATCTTAGATTTTTCTGATAGTTATGTAACAATCACTGAAGAGAATAAACCATCAACTAAGATGAAGTATTTCTATTCAGATCCATCAGTCGTTACAAGTCCTAGTAAAATGATTACTATGCCGTCTAATGAAGTCAAGTTCACAATGAGTAATGATGACCTATCAAAACTCAAAAGGGCTGCATCTGCAATCGGAGCACCAGACATGGTGTTAGAAAAAAATGGTAGTGGTTCTTCACTTACAGTAAAAGATAAAAAGAATGATACTGCAAATAATTATTCTTTGGATGTAAATACTCAAAGTGATGGTGAGTTTAACTTCTTCTTCAAAGTAGAAAATCTTAAACTACTTGATGGAACTTATGACGTAGAGGTGTCTGCTAAAAATATCAGTCATTATAAAAACAAGAGTAGTGATATAGAGTATTGGATTGCTCTTGAACCCGAATCAACTTATACAGTTTAAGTTGGGGGTTATATTATGGAAGATTTTTTGTGGGTTGAAAAATACCGCCCTAACACTATTCGTGACTGTGTTTTACCAGATGAACTAAAAAAGACCTTTGGACTATTTGTTCAAGACAAACATATACCTAATATGATTTTAAGTGGTGGGCCAGGCGTTGGTAAAACCACTGTTGCAAAAGCAATGATAGATGAAATCGGTTCAACGTATATGATGATAAATGGTTCAGAGGAATCTGGTATTGACGTTCTACGAACTAAAATCAAAAACTTTGCATCTACTGTATCTCTTGAGGGTGGTAGAAAGTATCTGATCATTGACGAGGCAGACTATCTAAATCCTCAATCAACACAGCCTGCTCTGCGTGGTTTCATGGAGGAGTTTCACAAGAACTGTGGATTTATTCTGACTTGTAACTTTAAGAATAGACTGATACCACCACTTCATTCTAGATGCAGTGTCGTAGATTTCATTATCCCTAATAGTCAGAAACCAAAACTTGCAAGTAGGTTCTTTGCAAGAGTCGGTGATATTCTAAATAGTGAGGGAGTAGAGTTTGAACCTAAGGCTGTTGCAGAACTTATGAATAAGTTCTTCCCAGATTGGAGAAGGGTTCTAAATGAGTTACAAAGATATTCTGCATCTGGTAAGATAGATGCTGGTGTCTTAGTAAATCTATCAGAGAGTAATCTTAGTGAACTTTATAAAAGTCTTAAAGATAAAAATATTACCGAAGTTCGTAAGTGGGTTGTCAACAATCTGGACAACGATCCAGTTCGTATTTTTCGTAGGGTTTATGATTCCCTTTATGATAATCTGGATAGTTCCACTATTCCTCATGCTGTCGTTATCCTTGCAGAGTATCAATACAAGTCAGCCTTTGTCGCAGACCAAGAAATAAATATGCTTGCGTTCTTCACAGAGTTGATGGGACAGGTGAAGTTCAAATGACTTATGAACTCAAGGATTATCTAAATGCAATCAATCACGAAAAGAAAAATCTGATGGATACAGATGACGAGATGTGGGAAAAGAAGTATCCATCATTTATTATCAACAAATGTCTTGCACCATTTCCAGACACTATAATGCTTGTCAACGAAATGAACAAACACCACCACCTAGATAAAAAGTTGCAGTTTGACTTTTTACTAAATAGTGTAAGAACAAGGAAAAGATATGTTCCTTGGATGAAGGCGAAAAAACTAAAAAACATAGAGTGTGTTAAAGAGTATTATGGTTACAGTAATGAAAAGGCAAAGTCTGCTCTTAACTTACTTAATGATGAACAGATAAAAACTATCAAGGATAGTTTGAATAAAGGTGGAAAAAATGGAAAGCATTAATTGGACACAAGAGCAAATGCTTGAAGTTGAACTGAAAGAACCAGATGACTTCCTAAAGATTCGTGAGACTCTTTCACGAATAGGCGTTGCTTCCAGAAAAGAAAAAGTATTATATCAATCATGTCATATCTTGCACAAACAAGGTAAGTATTACATTGTGCATTTCAAAGAGCTGTTTGCACTTGATGGTAAACAGACTAATCTGTCAGAGAATGATATTGCAAGACGAAACACAATCGCAAAACTATTAAGTGATTGGGGTCTAGTGAATGTTAAAGGCACGACAGACGTAACTGCACCACTAAGTCAGATAAAGATTATCTCATTCAAAGAGAAAGATGACTGGACACTTGAAACTAAATACAACATAGGTAAAAAAAGAGAGGCTTAGTTTTGGAGAAGTTCAGTTCATTCATTACAGAACAGAAAGAGGAGTCGTATAGATTAATTGTGTTCAACAACTCAAATGAAGATGTGCGAGATGTTGGTAAAAGAGAAAGACCAGATTTTAAGTTGTACACAGATTCAGCAAAAAAAGTTGGTATTGAAATTTTTAATGTTGAGTATACTGGTCTTTTTGTTTCTGAAAGTAATGGAAAACTGTTTATAAATTCTTTTGAATTTGACGATGATGGTGTTGTGATTATGCCAACTGAATCTGGTGGTGCAAAGTATCAGAAACCAATTGAAATAAATCCAGATAATACTTTGATATTTGCAAGAGGACTAGGAACTTTTGGTTACACCACAAATAGAAGATGGGTAGATATAATTAGAGGGCTAGAAGATAAAGGTTTCAAAACTATACCATCTATAAAAACATGGGATGTGTGTTCAAGCAAATATTATTGCGATCAACTTTTCAAACAAAACAATTTAAGAAGTCCAATAACAGTTCCGATAACATATTCAGATGATTCTGAAAGAGCTGTAAAAGAGGGTGGGTTAAAGTTTCCATTGATACTAAAATCATCTAGTGGTAGTCAAACTGGAGTTGGTGTTATCATAATGGAAAGTATGAAGTCTCTGCACCCCACTGTTCAGATGTTAAGTTTTTTACAACCATATGTGGATCTTCTAGTTCAAGAGTATATCAAGATTGATTATGATATTAGAGTTTTAGTGGTAAATGGTGAAGTGCTTGCGTCAATGAGAAGAAATGTAATGGATGATGATATTAGGAGTAATGCCTCCTTGGGCGCAAAAACAGAATCAATAGAACTTACAGATATGGAAAAAGAGACAGCAATAAAAGTAGCACAGTTGGTTGACGGTGATTTAGTTGGTGTAGATTTACTACCAGCAAAAGATAGGGAAAAAGAGCAACCATATATACTTGAAGTTAATGCGACACCAGGCTTAGGTGGCATTGAAGAGGTTACAAAAGATAAAAGTGTAACACAGGAAATACTAAAAATATACATGAACAGAGAAAATTGGAAATAGGAGAAAAGATAATGGCTTGTATAGGACACCAAATGTTAGATGCGTTGAGAGCAAAGTATGAAGCACAGTACAAAGAGGCAGAGGTCACTTTGAAAGTGTATGCAAACAATCCAGTTGCGATTGGAGAACATCCTCAACATATTGAAGAGATGGATAAACTTGTTAGTGCAATGGCTGATGCACAAGACAATCTTGATATCATCAACAAGGTTTATGACGATAAACAAATGTTGGTTGACTAAACATAAAAAGTGTGATATATTTACATAATGAACTTTTACACCAATATTACTCAATGGGGTAACTATCTGTTATTAAGAGAAGTTGTGAACGGAGAAAGACTTGTCCGTAAGGTCAAGTATTCTCCCACACTGTACGCTCCTGTTGCAAAACAGACTGAGCATACAACTCTCTGTGGTAAATATGTCACACCTATTAAACACAATACTATCAAAGAAGCAAAAGAATGGTTGGAGTCTTACAAGAACCAACCACATCTTATCTATGGTAGCAATATGTATGCGTATAATTATATCGCAGAACAATATCCTAATGATGTAAGTTGGGATATTGACCAGATACTTATTGTCACGATTGATATTGAGGTGCAGTGCGAAAATGGTTTTCCTAATCCAAAGGATGCCATAGAACCACTGTTATCAATCACAGTTAAAAACCATCAAAGTAAAAAGTTTGTTGTCTGGGGTATCGGTGAATTTACTAACAATCGTGATGATGTAACTTACATTGAATGTGAGAGTGAAATACATCTAATCAAAGAGTTTCTTACTTTCTGGGAAAGACACCAGCCTGATGTCATCACTGGTTGGAATACAGAGTTTTTTGATGTGCCTTATTTGTGTAATCGCATCAAGAATCTTTGTGGTGAAGATGAACTCAAAAGATTGTCACCTTGGAGAAACGTATCTGATAAAGAGATTTACAAGATGGGTAGACGGCATCAACTGTATGACATACAAGGTGTTGCACATCTAGATTATTTTGATTTGTATCGTAAGTTTACATACACTGCACAAGAATCATATCGTCTTGACCATATTGCATATGTAGAACTTGGTGAGAAAAAGTCTGGTAATCCATATGAAACATTTAAGGATTGGTACACAAAAGATTTTCAATCTTTCCTAGAATATAACATTCAAGATGTGGAACTTGTCGATAGGCTTGAAGATAAGATGAAGTTAATTGAACTTTGTCTCACCATGGCCTATGATGCAAAAGTAAACTTCATGGATGTTCTTGGTTCTACAAAATACTGGGATATTCTAATCTACAACTTCCTACTTAAAAAGAATATCGTCATACCACAAAAGAGAAAATCAGAAAAGTCAGAAAAGTTTGAGGGTGCGTATGTCAAAGAACCACAGCTTGGTATGCACAAGTGGGTTATGTCTTTTGATCTGAACTCATTGTATCCACATTTGATTATGCAATATAACATATCACCAGAAACACTTGTTGCACAAGACAAGGTGAAGGATATGTCAGTTGATAAACTACTTGACAAAAAGGTAGATACATCAATACTCAAAGGTGTAACACTCACACCAAATGGTGCATTGTTCAAAACAACAAAAAGAGGATTTTTGCCTGAGATAATGCAGTCCATGTATGATGATCGTGTCAAGTATAAGAAACTTATGTTACAGGCAAAGCAAGACTATGAGAACACCAAGAACCCAAAACTACTCAAAGATATTGCAAAGTATAACAACATCCAACTTGCTAAAAAGATTTCTCTCAACTCTGCATATGGTGCTATTGGTAATAATTGGTTTCGTTACTATGATCTTTTGGTTGCTGAAGCAATTACTACTTCTGGTCAGTTATCTATTCGTTGGATTGAGTCTGCTGTTAACGACTATCTTAATGACTTGCTTAAAACCAATAATGAGGATTACGTTGTTGCGTCAGATACAGACTCGATATATGTTGTTTTTGACAAACTTGTTGATAAGGTTTTTAAAGAAGAACAAGATTCCTCCAGAGTCGTCCCATTCTTGGATACAGTGGCCAGAGAGAAAATTGAACCTTTTATTAATAAGAGTTACGAGGATTTGCATCAGTATGTAAACTCGTATGAACAAAAGATGGAGATGTCCAGAGAGGTGATTGCAGATAAAGGTATCTGGACTGCAAAGAAAAGATATATTCTTAACGTGCATGATAACGAGGGTGTCAAATATAAAGAACCGCAACTCAAGATCATGGGTATCGAAGCTGTCAAGTCATCTACTCCAGAACCTTGTCGTGAGAAGATTAAAGAAGGCCTGAAGATTATTATGAATGGTACAGAGAAAGAACTCAACACATTCATACAGAATTTTCGTGAGGAGTTTATGACACTACCACCAGAGGAGATTGCGTATCCTAGAAGTGTAAATGGATTGTCAAAGTTTAGTGATTCCAATCAGTTGTTTGCAAAGGGTGCTCCTATTCATGTGAAGGGTGCGATCCTATATAATCATTTGGTTCGTAAAAATAAATTAGGTAACAAATATCCATACATTCTTGAGGGAGACAAAATCAAGTTTATTAATCTAAAACAACCAAACGTGTATCAGT